CGCACCGTGTTTAGGTGATCCGTCAACGTCCAGGCTACCAAATCCGCCGTCCCGCCGTCAACCGCCTCCTCGGCCAGAATCTNGTCCACCGCCGGGCCCCACAGGTAGCGCTGGCGAAGATCCGAAGCCGCTACGTCCCCTGCGCCGGTATGCTGGAAATCCAAAACCACCTGGTTGCCGTCGTAAGCAAAGACTTGTTTCTGTTCGTAGTCCCCGTCGCCGTTGGCATCCATCCGTCGCCGCACCAGGCGATTCTGGTAGTCATACGAATACCGAATCACCCAGTCCACGGCTGCCCCGTAACTTGCCTGATGCTGCACTTTATATAAGCGATTCCGATGGTCCCAGTTGTATTTAGTAATGTCCGTGTCGCCTGCGTCGAGCTGACCGTTCTCGTTGTTATCCACGAACCGGTACGTCCGGTTGCCTTCGGCGTCGTACTGGTAGCGGTAGGTGCCGTCGGAAAGGAGCTGATTGTTGCTCCCGGTGACGTAGGTGTTGCCGTTGGCGATGACGCGGTTGCCATTGGCGTCGTATTGGTAGCTTTCGTCGCTCTGGTAGTCGTAGTCGGCGGCGGTGAGCTGGCCGGTGGCGTCGCTGGTGTAGTTGGCCGTGCCGTCGATGGAATTGACGTACTGCGTCATGCGCCCAGCGGCGTCGAACGACCAGCCGTACTCGACGAAGGTGGTCTGGCCGCGGTAGTGAACGAGGTCCACCAACCGGCCCGTCTGGTCGTAGCCGTAGTCGCTTTGGGCCACAAGCTGGGTGCCGGCCAGGTCGGCGTAGCGGGTGAGAGTATCGAGCTGGCCGGCGGCGTCGTACGAGAAGTTTACCAGCTTCCTGGCTACGGGATTGCCGCCGGACTGAGCTGCCTGCGTGATGGAAGTTACACGGCCCAAGGAGTCGTAAAAATAACGGTTTTTGAAGTCCTTCGTGCCGTTTAGATCCACAATCAGGCGAGTCTGCCGACCCGCGCTGTCGTATACTCGCCGGAAAGTAAGGGTGGGCGTTAAGCCGACCACCGTTTGGACAGTCTGGGTCATGCGCCCCAAATTGTCGTAGGTGTGCTGATAATCGGCCTCGATGTCGTCCACCGCTGTTTGCTGCCCGGCCGCATCGTAGGTGAAGGAGATGGTCCGCACGCGGTTCTGATCGGCATCGGCGTCGGCAGTGTTATTGTACCAGATTTCGGCGGTGTTGCGGCCGAGATTGTCGAACTGGAACTGGCGGACCCGGCCCAGGCGGTCGACCCGGCGGACGAGGTACCCGCCGGCGTTGTAGACGAACGAGCGGGTGTAGCCCAGTTCGTTGGTCTCTTCCACAGAGCGGCCCAGCGAGTCGTAGACCCAACTGGTGGTGTTGCCTTCCGGGTCGGTGAGCGAGAGGCGGTTGCCGGCCGCGTCATAGGTATAGGTGGTGCTGGCGCCGGTCGCGTCGGTCTGGCTGGTCAGCCGACCGAGGTTGTCGTAGACGTAAAGTGTCGTGTGCTCGAGCCGGTCGGACTGGCTGAGCACGCGGCCGAGGACATCGTAGGTGAAGGTCGTCCAGGGGGCCAGTTCGGGGCCTTCGCCGTCGGGGTCGGGCTGCACGGTGCGGACCAGGCGGCCGCGGGCGTCGTAGACGTACTGGGTGACGTTGCCCAAGGGGTCGGTCTCGGCGACCAGGTTTCCGGCGGCGTCGTAGGTGTACTGGTACACCGGGCTGTCGCGGCTCGCTTGTGCCGTCAGCTCGTGTACACTACTGCCCATTCCGCGCCTCTTTCGATAGCCATGGGTCTGCCCTTCTCGCCGCACGCGAAGAGTTAACCACGGCGACCTATCGCGGTAACGATCTCCGCGAACAGGCCGGCGAGATTGCCGCGCCCGGACTGGACCAGGTTTCCAGTTCTAAGTAAACAACGTAAACGTCTGCATGTGTCTCGACAACCCCCCCTCACGATTTTTTGCTTCCCGGTTCGCATTCGGTCTGCTAGAGGATCGGACATGGTTGAAAGGCTCTGATGGCCCACCAAGCAGGCATTTCGAGAAGCACGCTTGCGGCGCTGTGCTTGTTGCCCTTACGCCTCGGCCGTCACAGAACCGGCAGGCCAGCGATCATGGACAGCCGACGGTGGCCCGCAGGCCTCGAGCGACAAGGAGGGCGCCGAAACGCGAGAAAACCACCGCGGCATCCTGCAAGCCCATGGCCTTCGCGGGAGTCTTTGCTACGAAACCTCTACCCGAGAAGGCCCTAGCGCCAAGGCTATCCAATCGCGCGACCAGCAAGGGGTGATGCGGGCCACATGCTGGACAGGTTCTTTCCCGCGGCGCTGGTAGCCGTCTTTGCCCATGGCCGAGATGTGCCGGGCGTTGGGGTAGGTATGCCAGCGGTAGATGTAGCTGGGAAGAGCAATAGAAGAAGCGGGGGCGTCTACAATCTCTCTGGGTGATATGGGCTTGATTCCGGCTCGCTTGAAACGGGCGGCGAGGGCCTGATCTTGGCCGGATTGCATGGCCGGGTAGCCCCCCACCGAGAGAAAGGCCTCGCGAGTAAAGCCCCAGGAGCCGTGGAACAGCCCGCCGGTGGGCTTACGCTCCAAGTACGTGCGGCGGTCGATCCATACCTCGGCAGGTAGTGACCATCGGTGTCCAGCCTGAAATACAGCGGCCATTGCCTCCAGGTGCCAGGGTAGGTAAATGTCATCATCATCCCATACTGCATAGGCCTCGACATCAGGCGACGCCAAGGCCGCACAAGCGTTACGCTTTTCGCCCAACGTACGGAAACGGTGCCGGGTGGTGACGAGCTTCACCCCGGGCAAATGGTCGCAGGCCGCCGGGTCGTACTGCCCGGCATCGTCGAGGATAACGAGCTCTCGCAGCTCGGCCGGGTAGGTCTGACGCAAGAACGACTCGACCGCCTCAGCCAACTGGGCGGGCCGGTTGAACGTTGAGCATAGACAGGCGATCTTCATGCTGGCACAACCTCTAACCAAGGCCGTAGTTTGCGATTTCCCAAGCAGCCCTTGCAAAAGGGACCCATTGCTATTCGCAGCCGCGTTAGCAGCTCAATATAGCCCGGCTGGACCCGGCAGCGCGGTACTTTATCTAGCGGCGTTCCTAAAACCAGCGCAGTTGCGGGCGCATTGCAGCAAGGATACAAATAGCCATCATAAAGCAGATAGCCCGGGCCTACACAGTCGGCAGGCAGCATTTCATCGCCGTAGGAAGCCCTCGGGATGCGCCAGTGGCGACGGCAATCCACCACACGGGTCTTGGGCCCAAACCGCCGACGAAGTTGCTCTACCGGTTTGCGATTCCAATCGTAGAGTGAAATCCGCAGGGTGTCGATGAGTTCGATCGCCGCTTCAATCTGGGGGATGGCCAGCGCATTTGTATAAACCTCAATTGGGCCTAACTCGGCTTCCCGCAGCATGTGCAAGCATTGGACAATATGAGTCCACAAGAAGGATTCCCCACCAGCAACAATGATGCGCCGAAATGGCGGATAACCAGATCGGCGGGTAGCCTCGATGAGCTGGCTCATTTCCTCCGGCGTCATTTGATAAGTCCGCGCGTGCTCCATGAGAACCTTCTGGCTGCATTGAGCGCAGGCAGCTTGGCAGAGACCGGTCGGCCAGATGAAGAGAGTGTGGCTTCGGTTATCGATGGGCAACCTACCGGCCAGGTAGTTTTCCGGCGGCGGCGTTGCGCCAATTTGGCGGTTTTCTTTGGCATGTTGGAAATTCCGGCCGCGCAATTCGTGGTTCACGTGCACCAGCGGCCAATTTGTCACTTTCAGCGTCTGGATGCCGTGTTCCTTGCGGCGGAGGGCCAGCACATCATCTTCGCTGCCCCAGGTGGTGATCCGCTCATCCCAGCCGCCGACCAAGAGCCAGTCGGCCGTCGTCATGCCCACGAAGGCCCCGGTGCCCCACGGCCACGGTTTGAGGGCCTTCCACTCGTCCCAGCGGTGGCCGTCGAAGGCGGACACCTTGCGGACCAGGGCCCAGACAGCCCGGCCATCGCGGATATTCTCGGCCGCGTGTTCGACAAGGCCCGGCGGCACGAGGCAATCCACGTCCAGGCAGATGATCTTCTCGCAGTGCGGGATTAGGGCCAAGATGGCCTGATTGCGGGCGGCGGAACGACTGAACGGCTCGCAAGCGGTTTGCACATGCACGCGATAAGGAACGGAAATCCTCGCATCAGCGAGCGACTGATAACAGCGCCGTACAATCTCGGGCTGGATTCCTACTGCGGCGATGGCGATGCCGATCATGCGGCCTTGCTCCTTGCGGCACCCAAAGAATCGAAGAGTCGGCGCCAGCCGGTTAAGATGGTTTCCGGGTCGGCCAGACACTGGACGTGGGCCCGGGCGGCCTCGGCCATCATAAGGCGCTTGCGTTCGTCATAGGCGAGGTGGGCCGCATAGTAAGCCAGCTCCTGGTCGTTATCGCACAAGAAGCCAGTCACGCCATGACGGACCATCTCGCGCCAGCCCCATTGGTTCTGCACGATCAAAGGGACCCCGGTAGCCATGGCTTCCAGGCCTATGCGTGGCCAATTCTCTCGTGCACCGCCATTGATCGGCATGAGTATATGGCATCGGGCCAGGAATTCTTGCACAGAAATCTCTTGCGGCTTAAGACACGTGGCCCAGGACGGCGGCTTGCCGAGCTTCTTTTCCAATCGCTCATTCCAGCCCATTACNAGGGCCTTGCGATAAGCGTAGGGCACCGCACCATAGATGGGCCAGGTATTGGAGGACCATTTATCGAGATCTGGCCGGGCGAGGCGGCCGATCACGAACTCGGTGCCGATTTGGTGCNTGCGCGGGTTAAATGGGAACTCATCGACATCGAACGCCCCGCGAATCAGGTGGCCTTGTTCGGGGCGATAGCCGAGCTTTATAAGGTCTGGTTCGAGCATCGAGCGCTGAAACTGGCTTTGGAATACGTAGGCATCAGCCGGGCCGTGGGCCTGGGTTGCCTGCCGCTCATCGGGAAACATAAACGTCATGCAATTGACCCACACCACGTGGCAGCCCAGCTTGCGGAGCCGGGCGTAGACGGCCCAGAGATTNCCGTTGCACATGGCCACCACGGCCGACCCGGCCAGCCCGGGGACCTTTTCCAGGTCGGCAGCCGGCACATGGTGGGTCAGGGCCCCGATTGCATCCAACCGCTCGCGCCATCGGTCGTCACGCCCCCAGGTGGGGATTAGATGGACGTCCCAGCCGGCCTGGCGCCAGAGCTTCACAGTATGCCAGCATTCGGTGTTGGCTCCACCCATTGCCCCTGGGTAACCGAGAACAAAGATCGTCATCGCGGAGGCACCTCCTCGAGCCACTTGGGCGGCCTCAGGGGGCATCGCTCGGTCGCCATTTTGATCTTGTTCAGGAAGGCTGATCCACTTTGCCGTACCGTGCAGCCGCACAGGCGGCAGGTCTGCCGCCTTGCGTCGAAGTGCTGGCAAGGGCGGCACAGCGTATTGAAGATTTCTTGGACGCGGGCATCGCTGCGGACCGGCCGCCCAGCNGCGATCCAGCGTGTCACCGCACCGCTNTATCGAATAATTCGTGCCATCATACTAGCTTGAACTGCTACTAGATGTGGTGCTGCGTGAGCCAGACGTAGACGAACTGCTCGACGAACTGCTACTGGAAGAACTCGACGAACTGCTACTGGAAGAACTGCTCGATGACGGCGGCAGGGTCCCGCTGGACGATGATGGTGGTGGCTGCGGCGGGGGCAGGGTCCCGCTGGACGATGATGGTGGTGGCGGCGGCGGGGGCAGGGTCCCGCTGGACGATGATGGTGGTGGCGGCGGCGGGGGCAGGGTCCCGCTGGACGAGGGCGAACTGCTACTCGAGGAGTTACCCTCGGCCCCGGACGACGATGAGCTACTCTGCCCGCCGCTNCTCGAACTAGAAGAACTGCCAAAGGCACTCGACGAAGAGCTGCTGCTCGACGGCCCGCCGCTGGACGACGAACTACCCGAGGAGCTGCTGGATGAAGGGCCGCTACTGGAAAAACCGCCCGAAGACGATGAGTTGTCCCCGCTAGACGACGAACTGCCGGATGGCCCGTCGCTTGATGAACTGGATGAACCGCTACCAGAGGAAGAGCTGGACGAAGACCCAGAAGAACCGCTCGANGAACTAGAGCTACCGCTAGAAGAACTAGGCGGGCAGACTGTGTAGGTGTATTCGTCGCCCATAGGACAATCGACTGGCATGCAAATTTCCCGGGCGGTAACGACCAGGCAGCCATTTTCGTCTACGGAGACGCTCGTGATCACCGTCACGCATTGGCACTCGCCAGAAGTTCCGGACGAACCGGAACTGCCAGACGACGAGCCGCTAGAACCGCTTGACGACCCGGAGGAGCTACTCGAACCGCTAGAAGAACTGCCTGAGGATGACGAACTGCTACCCGAGGAGGAAGAACTACTACTCAATGACGAGGAACTGCTACCCGAAGACGAACTGCTAGACGATGAGCTACTCGAGCCGCTGGAAGAGCTGCTCGATGACGAGGAACTGCTGGAGCTGCTCGAAGAACTGGCGCAGCAACCCTCGCCCCAGTAAAGCAATTCCCACGCCTGGCTATCGGCCATCCACTTGGCCCAGCCGAACGTGTCCACCGGGAGCCCGCCCACCGGGGCGATGCCCAGAGCATCGACGATCGTGATGGTTTCTGCAGTGTCGCACCATTGCAATTGGCCTATGCCCGAAGAACTGGACTGGCTGGAGACGATCTTGACGGCCTCGGCCTGGCCACAGCGATCCAGAGGGGCGGCCAATTTAAAGCGGCAGATATCGTCGGGCACATTCCCAAGGCGAACAATCGCCCACTTAACGCCTGTACCCGATTCTCTCCAGAGAATAGCGGCCCCGCCCGAAGGACAGCTTTCCAGGTATTGGCAGGTGTCATGAGCGATGTCGGCATACTGGTGCGCCTCGTCGAGCACATTGACGCGAGCAACTGTCACCCCGGAAACGCAGGCATAACGGGCGATCTGGCCTGCGGGGACTGGCTCCAATAAGATGGCGAAATGCTCGCCCCCTTGGGGAACCACTCCGTTTATAGCTGGCTCGCCTTTGAAGGCCTGAAGGTTGTCCGCAGGCGGGATGATCGGCGATTCTAAGGCTACAACGTCAAACCGCTCGCGGTCCGCCCCCGTTTGGTTGCGGATTTTGATAATTGTGCTGCTGGGATGGCGGGGATGGGAAGACTGCTGTTGCGATCGTTGCCGGGCCTTGAAGTCGAGAGCTGCATCGATAAAGGTATTGAAGGCCTCGGCCGGGATTTCCAGCGTCTGGCCAGGCTGCACTTTTTTGAATGGATTTCCCACGGCGACAGCCCTCTATTTACGTCCCGATCCCTAGACCCGAGAAATCCCCGTACGGGTAGACCTGCTCGACGTAGGCGGCAATCGGTCTTTTGACGAGGGTTTTAGCTGCGGCGTCTTCATCGTCGGTGTACCGGACCCAAAGGTATTCCCAGCCCTTCTTGTTGATACCCCTTATGTCACCAATCACCAATCCGGTGACGTTCGGGCTGGCGGCGAACCGGAAGGTGATCTCCCAATCCTCCTGGCCGCGCTTCGAGCCGGAGGCACCCAAGAAGAGTACCTCGCCGGGGGCAAACCCCCGAAACGTACCGCCGTTGACCTTGCCGGTGAGAGAGAAGAGCGTCGCCTTATAAGCGGGGGTTACGAGATTGGAGGCGATGTAGTGCGTCTCCGAGAAGTTGAAGACTGGGATTGTGATATCCACGCCTTCGACGTTGTCGTGCGTCACGCCGATGGCCCCTTGGAAATCCGGGGCGGTTTTGCCCGGTGGGGCGTATCGCCCCACAGTCGCCAGACTTTGCGTGATGTGTTGGGTGCCACCGCCAGTGTCGAACTGATAGCTGGAGTCGCCGGTTTCGGGAGGCTCGAGCTTGCCGTAACGGACCGAGCCTTCCCAGATGTCCTCAGCGATCCGTTCAATGTGCATCGACTGGCGAACAAGCCCGTCATAGAGCACAGGAGAAGCGGCAGCTAATGCCGATTTGACCGCCAGATCATCGTCCGTCCCGCGAATGATGAAGACGAGGTCAATTGATGGACTCTCACCTACTGTCGTCTCGCGACTTTCCCATTTTTCATGTACGGTGATCGCCATCGGCAACACCTCTGATTATGTGAACACTAGCCCACCGCGCTGGGTTTGTTGCACCAGCTTCTTGGTATTCTTCGCTGTTTCTTCCCCGGCCCGGGCAGCACGCTCTAGGGGGCTACCCGTCCCCAAGCCAATTGCGGCTAGGGGATTAAAGGTTCCAACCACGCTGATAGAGCGCTTAGCAGCATTTTCGACATCGGGCAACTCATCAATGCCCTTCGCGCGCCCGGGCGCGGCCGTCTCTCGGACCTCCGCCCGTTTCCGGGCCGCCTCGTCCAGGGCCTCTTGCCACTCGCGGCGGGCCTGGGCTGCGGCATCTTCTGCCGCCTTGAGGTCTGCGTCGTACTGCCGCTTGCGCTCCACGTGTCGGCGCTGCCGTTCCTCTTCTAGAACATCGAGCGTGCCCTGTTCTTCCTCTTCGATCGCCTGGCGCTTGGCCTCGCGGCTGGCCTCGATGTCGTGAAGTCGTTGCTGTGTCGCTCGATCCCGTTCCTGCTGTTCCCGCGCGAAGTCCTCGTCGAGAATTCGCATGGCGGCCTCGGCATCGACACTCTCGTCGAACATCGCCATGAGCTGCACGAACTTCTTGGCGATCCAGTTTTGGGCCGTCCGCCAACCGGTAACCAGCGAGTTGGTGAACATGGTCCACGCTTTGGACATGAAGGCTACCGTTTCGACCCAAGCGGTTTGCATTCCAGCCCAGGCCGAGGTGAGAATCTTGGCTGTCCCATAGACCGCCTCGGTGGCCACGGCCATGAAGGCCTCCTTGAAGCCGATCCACTTGTCCGTCAGCCAGGCGACGCCCTTCTGCCACTCCATCTTGAGCGTCAGCCATAGCACTCGGGCAGCCAGGCTGAGGTCCCCGGCGGCCAAGGCGTCGGAGATACCTTGCCAGGCGGCTAGGGCTGTATCCCGCAGGGCGGCGAATTGCTGACCCAGCCACGACAAAGCCTTCTGCCCCGTGCCGGAGATATAAAGCAGATAGCCGCCGAGCGATACCAGGCCAGTAATCACGAGCCCAATGGGCGATAAGATCGCGCCTAAGCCCGACCCGATCATGCCCAAGGCCGTCCCCACACCGGCGACGATGGTCGCAAGTGTGCCAAAGACAAAGCCCAGTCCGGTGAGAATGCCGCCCAAGACAATCAGCGCCGCTCCGCCAGCTGTGACGGCCGCGGCGACCTTGAACACCGTGACGACGAGGGTTTTGTTGGCCTTGATCCAATCCGTAACGCTCCTGATCACCCCAAGCGCTCGCTGCACGAAGTCAGTAAGCACNGGTGCCAGGGCGGAGCCGATGACGAAGACCCCCATCTTCACGGTCTTCCAGAGATCAGCCACCAGATCGCCGAATACCACTGCGGCTTCTGCGTCCTCGGTGGCCATGACCAGGCCGAGCTCTCGGGCTCGGTGGGCCAGCGCCTCGATGCCCGCGGCCCCGTCAGCGATCATCGGCAACAGTTGTGTGCCCGAGCGGCCGAACAGTTCCATCGCCGCCGCAGCGCGCAGCGTGGGATCGGCGATCCTCGACAGCCGGTCAGCGATGAGCATGAATTGCTGATCCGGCGAAAGCCCCGCCAGTTGCTGGACCGATAAGCCGAGATTGGCCAGGGCCTCCTGGGCCGACTCGGACCCGCCCGCCGCCTCAGCAATCGCCTTCTGCATCCGGCGAACGCCGGCTTCGAGTGTCGCCAGGTCGGCGCCGGATTGCTCGGCCGCGTAGGCTAGCTCCGAGAGCCGCTCAACACCGATGCCTGTGCGATCGCTGGCCTTGGCCACGACATCGCCCATCGAGGAAAACACGTTGACAGCCCCAAACAGCCCTCCCGTGACCGCTGCCCCCGTGGCTAGCATGCGCTGGCCCGCTGCCGTGACGCTCTGTCCCCAGTCTTTGAGCCTCTTGGAGGCAGCATTGAGGCCGCGAACTAATCGGCTGTCATCGGCAAACAGCTCGACGAAGGCCTGGCCAGCACGAATTCCCGAAGGGTTTGGCATCGGCTCAATCCTTGGACGGTTTCAGGAAGCCCAGTTCGCTCAACTGCTTGAGCGTCGTCGTTACCGCGGGTTTCTTGACCAGGGGGTGGAAATCGGCCGGACTGAGCGGTCTCGACTTCGAAGCGCGGAACGCGTTGTAGAGCATGGCCAGTACCTGCGCCGTGTGGTTCCACTGGTCTCGCTGCCGACCCTCCACCATCCAGCACAACTCCCGCAAGGTCCGCGGCCCCGGGTCGACGCCAACAATCCCCGCTAGCTCGTAAACGAGTCGTAAGCGCCCGTCAGGGCAGCCTCGATCTCCTGCGCCAACGCCGGGCTGTTCATTCGCGCTGTGAACAGTTCCTTCACTCGTTGGCTCAGTTGGTTGTACTTGGCGATCGCCAGCCGGAGGGTCTCCCGCTGGCTCGGCTCGGGGAAAAAATCCACGAGTTCCTCGAGCAGGGCCGCCTTGGCCTGGGCGATGGTCCCGCCCGCCATCGCCCGGGCGAAGTCCACGTCGGAAATCTTCTCGGCATCCGCCTGTGGCTTGCAGACGCAATAGACCACATCGCACAAGAGGATCGGGTCGACGAGAAGCCGCGGCAAAGTCTGCTCGATATCCAGCAGGTCCTCCTTCAAGAGGTCGCGAACCCGTTTAACAGCGTCCACGTTGACGGCGACCGTCCACGTTCGACCAGCGCTATCCTGGAAAGTTCTCATACTGTCGAGGCCTCCAGTGTCGGTTTGAGCGTGAATTCCAGCGTGGCCACGTCCTCCAGCGGCTGGCCTTGCGAGAGGCTCGTGACCGCCCATTTGCCGGTGTAGCTCAAGGTCGGGTCCGAAACCGTCACCTCGATCGCAGTGCCGTCCGTGTAGGCGGTGATCAGGGCCTGCACGGCGACATCATCCGGCGAGTAGACCGCTGTACCCGAAATGGTCAATTCCTTGAGCGCCACCACGGTCCGTTTGATGCCCTGGCTGTCCCGCGTCGTTACGTCGGCCTCGCTCCCACCCAGCTCGACGGTCACCTCTTTGGCCAGCTTCAACGGGTTGCTGCCGATCGACAGCGTACACTCGCGGCCGAGTTTCCAATTGGTTGTCATGTTCTATCCTCCACAGTGTGAATTACCGTACCGATCCGGCCCATAGTTTCGGCAGGCGGGGTTTGATCTTTTCCAGGGCCGGGCCCATGAAGGGGCGCTTCGGGTAGCGCTCATGCCGGTAGCGCCCGCCGTGCTCGTGGGCCTTCCCGGCCGTACCGAACGACTCCACGTCCGGCCCGATGACCACCACCGGGCGCGATTTCTCGACGGCGTACTTGATCGCCCGGGGCAACCGCCGGGTGTGCGTATGCGGCGGCTGGCCGGGTTTGGCCGGTC